GCCTATGATGGTGTCGCACATATTCCAACACATATCACTAGAAGCACAGAACCAAGCTAACGAGCAGATGCCAGATCAACCTGCACCTGTTCCAGCTATGCAGCAAGGAGGAATGATGATGCCACCCCCACCTAACCCTGCAAAAGAAGCTTTGAAGGCACAACTAGAATTAGAGATTATGCAATCGATAATGCCTAGAATAGAAAAAGTATTATCTACTGACGATGGTGTGGTTGCTCTAAAACAACAAGAGCTTGCAATACGTGCAAAAGAAAACGAAGATGATAAAATGATTGCAGAGGAGAGAATCAAACTGGACAAAGCTAAGCTTAAACAGAAAGATCAATCCGAAGAAGAGAGGTTAAAATCTCAGGAAGACATAGCAGCAATGAAGATAGCAGCAGACAGAGAGAAAGGTAAGTAATGGTAGTCAATATTCCAGGACTAGAAGAAATAGACATGGAAGCTATAAATGCAGCTGTAGACCAAGCTATGTCTGACACTAATATGAGTGGGCTAAATTTAGGTCCGTTAGGCACAAGTGGACAGTCTGTTATGGAAGGTGAGCCAGTAACTTTAGCTGCTGACCCTGTAGCTCCAGTTTTTGATAGAAGAGATGTAGCGGGTTCATTAGCTGCTGGTTTAGTTCCAACAGAAAAAGACCTTTTATTAATCTATCAACCCTTTATGTTTGGTATGAGATCAAATGACCTTGTACGAACTTTTAATGACATAAGAGCTTTAGAAGAAGCTGGTTATGCCTTAGAAGGAGCACCATCAACCAGCAGTATTTCTCATTTTGAAATGAATGCCGAAGGAGGTGGTAGGTTTATACCCAAGACTTCTGGTTTAACCGAATCTGAGTCACCCATGTCAACTATGGTTGAGCCAGAAGTCACCCCCATGGATAGCGATATAGACAGAGCTGTTGCCACAGCCGTAGCGTCTGCTATGGCATCGGGTGGAGACATGCTAGTACAAGCTGCTGACGATCCTATAATGACTGCGGTTGAAACAGCCGTGGGCAATGGTCAACCGACCACGGACGATACTATATTGGACCCAGATAATATGCCGATAGGAGCTATGGTAGTAACTCCATATTACAATCCCGCAACAGGCGAAACTTTTAACCAAACAAATACTGCACAGCCTGTTCCAGAAGGATTTATACCTGTTCCAGAAGGAGGCATCCCTACTACAACAGAAGCCCCCGCACAACCCGATTTCATGACTCAGCTAAACGAACTTATAGCAAGTATGCAAGCTGAGCAAACAGCAGCAGCCGAACAAGCTGCAGCTGCAGAACAACAGAGACAAGAACAAGTCGCTGCGATGACACAAAATTATATGGTTGGACAACCAGCCGTAGGTTATAACCCGTACGAAAGCGGACAATACCAAAGTGATCCATACGGTGCTGCTGGCGTACCTGCTATGGGCGGAATTACAACTATACCCGTCCCTACAGCGTATAACCCTAACCCTTATCCACTAGGAGGAGCAACATAGATTTACTACAATTCGCGACCGCTGCACTGCGCGCCATAGATGAAAAAGAACAGCAACTTCAACAAATACTCTCAAATGGTGAAACTAAAGATTGGGAGCATTACAAGAATCTGACTGGTCAAATCGAAGCGTTAAATTACGTTCGCGAAGAAATTAGACAACTAATGAAAAACCAGGAGATATACGATGCCTAATCCAAGCACTTTAGCCATGGAAGAAAAATGGAAAAAAGATGCAGAAGAAAAATCTGCTCTAGAAAAAGCCTATCAGTCAGGTAAAAAAGAAAGCGATGCAACCACGCTCGACCCTGACAAACTAGACTCAAAACTACTAGATCAACTGCCATCACCTACAGGGTGGAGGATAATGATATTACCATACAAAGGTCGAGGTAAAACGGACGGAGGTATTGTCCTTACAAGTGAAACTGTTGAGAGACAACAGGTAGGCACACTTCTTGGCTATGTATTAAAAGTCGGACCACAAGCGTACGACGGAGAAAGATTTTCTACTGGCCCTTGGTGTAAACCAGGAGACTGGGTATTGATTGGAAGATACTCAGGATCAAGGATACAAATTGAGGGCGGAGAAATAAAACTGTTGAATGATGATGAAATCATCGCAACGGTTCCAGACCCAGAAGCAATTCTGCATCAATTTTAATAACCATGGAGAACGACCATGCCTGAGCATAAACTAAACATGAACGCAGCCGAAGAAACAGTACCTTTAGACGATACTGGTCCTGAGGTAGACGTAGATATAGATGACGGTGAAGCTTTACCTATTGATCCGCAACAACCCGAAAAACCTATATTAGGGGACGAGGGAGCAGCGGAAGTAATACCAGAGCCAGAGCCTGAACCAGAAGAAGCAAAAGTTGACGAACACGAAGAATACAGTAAAAGTGTAAAGAAACGTATCGATAAGCTTACTGCTAAACTAAGAGAAGCCGAAAGAAGAGAACAAGCAGCAACGCAGTACGCACAAAACGTAAAGAAAGAAAACGAAGCATTAACGCAACAAAAAACTAATTTAGACAGCAACTACATCGTAGCTGAGGCCAACAGAATTTCAGCTGAAACCGAAGCAACGAAAAATCTTTTAAGAAAAGCTAACGAAGAAGCAGACATCGAAGCACAAACAAACGCACAACAAAAATTAGCAGCTCTTGCTGTTGAAGCTCAACGTGTACAAGCTTTAAACCAAGAGCGCACTGCACAAGCAGCGCAACCCCAACAGGTAACACAAGATATATTAACGGAGCCAGAACCACAGCCTCAACAGTATTCTGAACCAGATCCCAAAGCTCAAGCATGGGCGGAAGAAAATCCTTGGTTTGGAAATGATAAAGCTATGACCATGACTTCGTTTGCTTTTCACGAAGATTTGTTAGCGGAAGGGTTTGACCCAGCAAGCGATGAATATTATAGTGAGATAAATAACAGGATTCGGAAAGAGTTTCCTCATAAGTTTAACGAAGAAGGAACTCAAACGAGCCAACCCGCTCAGACGGTTGCACCCGCAAAGCGAAGTGCAAAACCAGGGCGCAAAACTGTGAGACTCACACCCTCACAGGTTGCAATAGCAAATAAATTGGGTGTGCCTTTAGAAGAGTACGCGAAATATGTTGAATAACGTGGAGCAACTAAATGACTGACAACAATAAAAAAGTAGACGAAAATCGTCAACCACGCGAAGCCCAGACTCGTGAAAAACAATCTGCGAGAAAACCATGGGCACCCCCATCTGCTTTGGACGCACCTACCCCACCTGAGGGTTACGTTCATCGTTGGGTAAGACTAGAAATTAGAGGACAAGACGATCGTAAGAACGTTATGTCTAAAATGAGAGAAGGATGGGAGCCTGTGAGAGCAGACGAATATCCTGACTTCGAGTCTCCAACAATTGATGAAGGTAAGTTTGAAGGCGTTATAGGTGTAGGCGGATTAATACTATGTAGGATTCCTATTGAAACTGTACAGGAAAGATCTGAATACTTTGCGAATAAAACGCAAAGCCAGATGGATGCTGTAGATAACGATATGATGAAAGATGGTACGCATCCAAGTATGTCTATAAGCAGACCAGAAAGACAGTCGCGCGTAACAATTGGTGGAACTCAAGGTTCGTCAAACAACTAAGAGTTCTTTATATTAATTCTTGTAAATTAGAGAAACGAATATGGCAAATGTAGATAAAGCCTTTGGGTTAAAACCTTATAAAGGTCTCAATGTCGGTTCAGCCGTTCAAGAAGCTAATAAATATAACATTAATCCATCAGGATATGGCACAAGCATCTTCCAAGGTGACTTGACTATATTCAACGGAGGATACATCGAAAGATCAGCAGCTAGTTCTGCTAATAACGTAGGTGTTTTATCCCATGTTTTTTATACAGCTACTGACGGAACTCCCACTTTTAAGAATTACTATCCAGCATCTACAACGGCACTTGGAAGCGGAGACATAGAAGCTTACATCTATGACGACCCTAATCAATTGTTTGTTGTCCAAGCGGATGGTGCTTCAACTATCGCAGCTATCGGCAGAAATGCTGATACTGATGGTATTGGTGGTAGTACAACAACTGGCGTTGCTACTCGCGAGCTCGACTCTAGTACACTAGCAACAACTCAAGCACTACAGCTTAAAGTTGTGGGCGTAGTTCAAGATGATAAAAACGGCGACCTTACAAGCAATAATGCGAACTTAGTTGTTCTCATTAATGAACATGCTTATAGAGGTCCTGTCGCTGGAACATAAGGAGTAAATTAGATGGCAATTTCTAGAGGACAATTAGTCAAAGAGTTACTTCCAGGTCTAAACGCGTTATTTGGTCTTGAGTACGATAGATATGAAAACGAACATGAAGAAATTTTTGACGTTGAAAATTCTGATCGTGCTTTTGAAGAAGAAGTAATGCTAACAGGCTTTGACCAAGCACCCGTTAAATCAGAAGGAGCTGGCGTAGCGTTTGATTCAGCCCAAGAGGCTTTCACGTCACGTTATACCCACGAAACCATAGCTTTAGCGTTTAGCATCACAGAAGAAGCGGTAGAGGATAATTTATATGACCGATTATCGGCCAGATACACTCGTGCGCTTGCAAGAAGTATGTCAAACACTAAACAAGTAAAAGCTGCAGCTGTATTGAATAATGCTTTCAATTCAAGCTTCCCTGGTGGCGATGGGAAAGAACTTTGCGCAACAGATCACCCAACTGTAGGTGGTCCTAACTTGAGCAATGAACTTTCGACATCTGCTGACCTAAGTGAAACTTCACTTGAACAAGCATTAATCGATATTGCAGCCTTCACTGACGAGCGTGGTTTGAAAGTAGCTCTACAAGGAACGAAATTAATCATTCCTAAAGAACTACAATTCGTAGCTGATAGAATATTGGAGACACCAGGCAGAGTTGCTACGTCTGATAATGATATTAACGCCATGAGAAACATGGGTATGATCCCTGAGGGTTATACAGTTAATCACTATCTGACTGACACCGATGCCTTCTTCATTAAGACTGATGCACCGAACGGTTTCAAAATGTTTAATCGTTCACCAATCAGAACTTCAATGGAAGCTGACTTCGATACGGGTAACGTTAGGTACAAAGCTAGAGAAAGATACAGCTTTGGATTCTCGGATCCACGTTGCGTCTTTGGTAGCCCAGGAGCATAAGACTAACTCAGTATATGGAACCCTGCTGGGGGTTTCTAACTCAACCCAGCAACCTTATCTTTTTCTACACAACCCTATTTTTTTCTGATACGATAATCTTGTACCGAGATAATTTGTTATACCAACTGGCTCGGCAGACTTACTCCAAGATGGTGTAACACATTTAGTTAGGAGAAAAATATGGCTAAATCAACATTTTCAGGACCAGTCAGATCTTTGGCTGGATTTATAACAGCGGGAAGCACCTCTGTTGTTAGCTTAACAGCTGACACTTCACTTACAGTAGCAGCACATGCAGGTAAAGTTCTTACTTGTAATGATGCAGATGGTAAATTTACTTTACCTTCAATTGTAGCTACCACTCCAAGTGACTCTACTGATCCAAACCAACTTAATAATCTAGGAGCTAGTTTCTTCTTTGTAGTAGAAACTGCAGCTACAGATATGGATATTAAAACAGATGGAACAGATAAGTTTGTAGGTGGACTTTACACTGGTAAAGATGATGCTACAGGCAAAACTTTTATATCTGGTGCGTCTAATGACGTAATCACTATGAATGGATCAACCAAAGGTGGACTTGCTGGTAGTATTGTAAAAGTTACTGCAATTGCTTCTGCGAAGTATGCTGTTGAAGGGATCATTTTAGGTTCAGGAACTATAGTCACACCATTTGCTGACGCTTAATAGGAGACTAATATGAGTTCAGATGTAAAAGCATCCGTTCCTTTAACTAGCTCAGGTAGGCTTCAAGGTTTTATTGGAGCATCAGGAGCTGGAACTGCTACTAATTTAGGCTCGATAAGAATACAGTCTGTACAAGCTCAATCTAGCGACGCTGATGCACAAATCATCATATACGATGGTTCTAGCGCAAGTGGCACTAGGATAATAGCTCAGTTTAAGTTTGGTTCTGCAGCGAACGAATATTTCGATCACTACATACCAGGCATGGGCTGTCGTTTTACAGAAGGGGCTTATGTAGCTTTGACTAACTGCGACTTTTTTGTTGCATACTACAATTAAGGATTAGATATGTATAAGAAGACTAAAGGTTACGCTCAAGGCGGTAAAATGAAGTCCAAAGGTATGAAAAATGGCGGTGTGACTAGCAAAGGCTACAAAATAGGCGGTAAAGTCGCTGGTGGTCAAATGTCAACCAAAGGTTACAAAATAGGCGGTAAAGTCGCTGGTGGGCAAATGTCAACCAAAGGCTATAGAATGGGCGGTGTAATCGCTATGAATACCAAAGGTAATAAAAAAGGCGGAAAGAAAGGCGGAAAGCCCTAAGTGGCATATTTACATAGCAACATACCCCACTTTAAGTGTTGGGTAAGAAAAGAGTACACTCATAACCACGAGCAGTTCCATGGCGAGTTTTTACACGCCATGGCTGTGGGTGTAACTACAATGCCTTGTAGATGTCTTAGTTTCCAAATTATTTTTACAGGTGTTCCTTCCGAAGAACAAGAAGAACAAGGAATGGAAAACGTGTACGGTGGTGCGATGTGGGCAAGAATGCCTATTACTGCATTAGTAGGAGATACACCGTTTACTGAATGGCCAGAACCTATGGCTGTACACGATGCTCAGCCTTGGGACTGTTCTTCTCACAATCATGCAGTTTACGTTATAGACAGAGCGACACCGTGTCCTTGGTTAGCAAAGATAGGTGGACAAATGTATCCAGCTAAATACTTGTTTACAGTAGATTATGCAGAAAATGAAATAGCAGACGATCCTGCACAACATAAACAAAGTCATGTTATGGAGCTGTTAGATGCTGGACCTTGGACAGGAAACATAGTTGCACTACCAAACAACCGTGTCAGAGTCACACATCCAGCTTGGTTTGAAACTGGGCAAGGCGCACCAGACTTCAAGCCATCAGCGCACATACACTACTCTAAATCTGATTTAGATTATACGTTGGATGTTAATAGAATATTTGATAATCTATACGCAGAGGAAGAAGAATAATGGCGACATCAGGGACAACTTCATTTGACCTAAGCGTAGATGAAATTATAGAAGAGGCATACGAAAGATGCGGTCTTGAGTTACGCACTGGCTATGACTTAGAAACAGCAAGACGCTCTTTAAATATCATGATCGCTGAGTGGTCTAATAGAGGACTTAATCAATGGTTAATAACAGAAAATTCTTTTACTGTTACAAAAGGAACTGACGAATACAGTTTAGGAACAGACATAGTAGATATTACTTCTGCTGTTATTACGCGTGACGGCACAGATTTTCAAATGTCTAGATTGAGTAGGTCTGATTATCTTTATACCCCTAACAAAACAGATCAGGCAAAGCCTACTCAATTCTTTTTAGAAAGACACATAACACCAAAAGTTTATTTATATCCCACACCAGAAAATTCTACAGACGTAATTAAATATTACGCTTTAACAAGAATACAAGATGCAGGGGATTACACGAACACAATGGAGATAACGTTTAGGTTCTTGCCTTGCTTAACAGCAGGTCTTGCATATTATATTGCTATGAAAAGAGCTCCAGATAGGATACAGTTGTTAAAATCAGTTTATGACGAGGAATGGGATAGAGCAGCGAGCGAAGATATAGATTCGGTAAGCTCCAAATTCTTACCTCCAAGAATGATAATATAGGAGAAGACTATGAAATTTATGAGGCCAGATAAACCACCAATAATGATGCCCCCGACTGCACCTGCAACGACCCCTGCACCGATGCCAGTAATGCCAGTTGTGGCACCCCCTAGACCAGCACCTGTGCAAGAACCTGTCGGTATTGGCGGCACTGCTCCAATCATGCCTCCTCCTCCAATCATGCCTCCTTCTGATCCTGGCCCTCGTCCTATTAGGCCTATGCCTACTAGGCCAGGCGGAACTTTAAAAAAACTAATGTTTGAAAGGGATAGACTACAAGCTAGATTAGATCAGATTAATGCAAGGATACAAGAATTAATGCAAGGTCAAGGTTCTGGAAAACCACAAGAAGGTATTGAGTCTCTTCTAGAAGTAATTATGAGACCAGAACCTACAGGTCGTTTTGGTGATTAAAACAACATGGCTTTTGCTTCTGGTAAACGAGCTTATGGAATTTGTGACACTTGTGGACAAAGATACCGTTTACACCAGTTGCAAGAACAATGGGACGGTTTTAAAACTTGCCCAGAATGTTTCGATCCTAAACAGCCTCAATTAGAAGCTCCTCCTGTTGGAGCTGATCCAGAGGCTTTACTAAACCCACGACCAGACAGAACAGAGCCTTCTGCTCAAAGTCTTCTTGTAAACAACCCGTTTCTCACCACACAAGGCAGTGCAGTGATAACTGTTTTTGAAGACAACCATGGTAGGAGCACAGGAGATAAAGTTAGGTTTAGAAACGTAGACTCTTTTGACGGATTTACTAGCAGTGTCATAGAAGATCCTGATGGCTATGCAATTACAGTAACTGCTAATACAACCACTGACATACTTAATTACAACAACAATACATATACTTTTACAGCTACATCTGGGACAGGAACAGCGGGAGCTAGAGGAGGCGGAATAGATTGCACAGTTGGACCTGCACAAACGCTTCTGCCTTTAAATCCATTTAGAACAGGTAGCTCAGGAGCGAACACAGTTATATCCGTCACAGAATTTAAACATGGTAGAACAACTGGAGATACAGTAAGATTTAGAGACACAGAAGCTGTTGATGGTGTGACCACTACTGTACTTGAGGCAGCAAGTGGATATACAATAACAGTGGTAGATACAAATGAATATAAGTTTACATCTACAGGAACAGCTACCACAGGTGATGTTACAGGTGGTGGAGATAGCGTAACAGCAGGACCAGTATAATGGCAGGATTTACATACAGTTCACTAAAAACAACAATACAAAACTATGTAGATAGTTCTGAAACAACTTTTGTTGATACTTTAAATACTATTATTGAACAAGCCGAAGAACGTATTTTAAAAGGCGTTTGGTTAGATAATTTTAAAAAGAACGTTACAGGCACAGCCACAGCAGACAGTCCTTACTTAGGAATGCCCACAGATTTCTTAGCTCCCTTTAGTTTAGCTGTAATAGATAGTGACACTTATCATTATCTTAATTTAAAACAAGTTAGTTTTATGAGAGCCTACAAACCAACTACAACTGGTTCTGTAACAGGAAGACCAAAATATTATGGGGAATTTGATAGTGATACTTTCATCCTTGCACCTACCCCTAGTAGTAATTTTACATTTGAACTTCACTATTTTTACAGGCCATCTTCTTTAACCGCAGCTGGGGACAGCGGACAAACTTGGCTTTCTGAAAACGCACCTATAGCTTTGCTGTACGCATGTTTAACAGAAGCAGCGATATTTTTAAAAATGGATCCAGCAGAAATAGCTACATATAACTCAAGGTTTGAAGACGCTTTGGCTAGATTAAAAAACACTGCAGAGGGAGCAGGAACACAAAGTCAGTACAGATACGACCAAGTTCGTATACCTATTACCTAATGCTACAAAAACCTCTTCCAGAGTTGGAAGGTAAAAACATCGCGCTTGTAGCTATGGGGCAAAGTCAAATAGATTATCATTTGTCCAGGACACACAGTCTAACTTTTGATGAAGTGTGGGCTGTAAACGCCATGATAAGTGTTTTACCAGAAGTAGACAGAGCTTTTATTTTAGATCCTATGTCTAGGTTTTTTGATACAGAGGATGCAGGCAGCATGACTCAAGTTATGAGAAAGTATTTGCCTGAAATTGAATATCCCATATATACGTGCGAGCTCGATGAACGTGTACCAGCTGCAGAAGAATTTCCATTAGGGCCTTTGGTGGGTGATTTAACATGCGCCTATCTCAACAACACTGTAGCTTACGCCATAGCTTTTGCTCTATGGAACAAGGTAAGTCATTTAACAGTTTTTGGCGTAGACTTTACTTATAAAACTAATATGCACTTTGCAGAGTCAGGTAAAGCTTGTTGTGAGTTTTGGTTAGCTAAATGTATGGAAAATAATATACAGGTGTCTGTAGCACCTAGATCTAATTTACTTGAAACAGATGTTCCTACAAAAGAGAAGTTGTACGGTTATCACAGACTAGAAGACCCTGTTGTTACTTACATGGATAAAGGTAAGATGGGCGTTTGTAAATGGTCTGATATAATAAAACAAGAACAACCTTTTATAGGAATGATAGATAGAAATGATTTACCACCAGAACCAGAGGAATATTAATGTTTTCACTTGATTCAGAAACAGAAGTTGGTAATCTTAACGTTACTACAACGAATAACAGAGGGCACACTGTAGAAGAAGTTGCAGAAATGGCTACTAATAGATTAGTTTCCATTAGCGACACAGCCCCTGCACCCATTAGGGCACAAGCACATGCTTTTAAAGAGGCATGCAAACAGATCATTACTTATTATATGCGCGAGGCTGTAAAGAACCACGTTTGCACAATATGTAATGAATTAGAGAAACAAGGTCAAAAAGACCTAGCTAATATTATTAGGAGACTATAATGGCTATAACACAAGCAATGTGCACTTCTTTTAAAAAAGAACTTTTAGAGGGTGTTCACAATTTTAAAGCTTCGGGTGGCAACACTTTTAAGCTGGCGTTATACACAAGCTCTGCAACTATGAGTGCATCTACTACAGCGTTTACTACAACTAACCAAGCTAGTGGAACAAACTACACATCGGGCGGAGCAGCGTTAACAAATGTTAATCCAACATCTTCTGGAACCACTGCGTTTACAGATTTTAACGATCTTACATTTGGAACAGCAACGGTCACAGCAAGAGGTTGTATGATTTACAACGACTCTGCGTCAGGTGATCCAGCTGTTGCGGTGTTTGATTTTGGTGGAGACAAAACATCGACTGCAGGAAGCTTTACAATTCAATTCCCAGCAGCAGACGCAAGTAACGCAGTAATAAGAATAGCTTAGTAACAAGTGTCTGTCGGATGGGGCCGAGCTGGCTGGGGCGAAGGGCCCTGGGGTCAGCCCGCCATAGTTAATGTAACTGTAACCCTTACAGGTGTTGCAGGAACTTCTGCGTTAGGTACAGAAACAGTATCTTGCGCTGCAAACGTAGCTGAAACAGGTGTTACTTGTACAGGTTCGGTTGGATCTCTCACAGCTACGGGACAAGCTAATGTTACAGAAACAGGTCTAGCAGGAACGTCTGCGCTAGGATCGGTCAGCGTTTCTGCAGGAGCAGTTGTAACAGAAACAGGTGTAACAGCCACTAGCGGTATAGGTTCTCTTGTTGCTACAGGTGCAGCAAACGTAACTGAAACAGGTCTAGCGGGAACAGGTGGTTTAGGTTCCCTTACAGCCACAGGTGCAGCGAACCAAGCTGTAACAGGTTTAGCGGGAACAACAGCACTAGGCAATGTTTTAACTGCAGGTGCTGCAATAACAGGTGTTTCAGGCACCGCTTCTACAATTTCAGTAGGAGACGAGACTGTAACGTGTGACGCTAACGTAGCTTGTACAGGAGTATCAGCAACTGGTGCGCTAGGAAGCGTAACTACATTTACAGAAAATATTGTATCTATAACAGGTGTTACAGCAGCCTCAGCAACAGGTATTTTAACTGTAAATGCTCAAGCTATTGTAGTTCCAACAGGAGTAGAAGCAACGGGAGCTGTTAGTCAAATATTAGTCTGGGGCCCTATTATCCCTGGTCAAGATGCAAATTGGACAGACGTTACGGATACTCAAAATCCAGGGTGGGAAGAAGTTGCTTAACTATTCAATAAAAAGTAATATTATCAAAGCGGAGACAAATATATGGCAAGCTCATACGTAAATGATTTAAGACTCAATGAAATGGCGACAGGTGATGCGTCAGGAACTTGGGGTGATGTGACGAATACAAACCTCGAATTGATTGGAGAGGCTCTTAGTTTTGGCACAGAAGCTATAACAACTAACGCAGATACACACACGACCACAGTAGCTGATGGAGCTACGGATCCTGGCAGAGCTATGTATCTTAAATACACAGGCACATTAGATAGTGCATGCACAATTACTATTGGACCAAACACCATAAGCAGAATGCAGTTTATTGAGAATGGCACAAGCGGTTCTCAAAATATTATTATTTCGCAAGGCTCTGGAGCTAACGTAACTATACCTCCAGGAGACACAAAAGCAGTTTACTTAGATGGTGCTGGTAGTGGAGCAGCAGTTGTTGATGCTTTTGCTAGTCTTTCAACAGTAGATTTAAAAGTACAAGACGATCTAACAGTTACAGACGATGCAACTATAGGTGGAACTTTAGGAGTCACAGGCATACTCACATTAACTGATGATTTAATTATTGGTGACGGTAAAACTATAGGCTCTGCTTCTGATGTAGATGCTATAACTATAGCTTCTAATGGACAAGTGACTTTTTCTCAAACATTAATTGGGACTGACTTGGACATATCTGGTGATGTTGATGTAGATGGAACTACAGAAACAGATGCACTAAGTATTAATGGTTCAGCCTTAAAGTACAAAGCATTTGGTTCAGAATCAATAATGTTTGGTGATGATGTAACAGGAACTATAAGTTCTGCTGACGCTAATACTGGTGTAGGTGTTGATGTTTTTGCATCCTTAACTCAAGGAGATAATAACGTAGCTATTGGTAACGCAGCTATGAATGTCACTACAACTGGTGGAGACAACGTTGCCGTTGGAACAAGTGCTTTAGCGGCACAAACAGCAGGTGGTGATAACGTAGCTATCGGACATTTAGCTTTATCAACATTAACAACTGCGGGAAACAACGTAGCTGTAGGCGATAGAGCTATGCAAGCAAGCACCTCTGGTGAAAACAATGTTGCCGTAGGAACTTTAGCTATGGACGCTAATACTACAGGAGGCAGTAATGTGGGAGTGGGTAGAGATGCTTTAGGGGCAAACACCACAGGTGATAGCAACGTAGCCGTTGGTAAAGGTGCTTTAGATGCAAACACAACAGCATCAAGTAATACTGCTTTAGGTACAAGTTCTTTAGGTGCAAATACAGAAGGTGCTTTAAACACAGCAGTAGGTGCTTCTGCTTTAACAACAAATATCAACTACATCATCAGATAATACTGCTGTTGGTTACGCAGCTATGAATGCTAACACTACAGGAACAGACAACGTGGCAGTTGGTTATACTGCTTTAGATGCAAACACAACAGGAGACTTTAGTACCGCAATAGGTTCATTTGCTTTATCTACTGCTACTACAGCAGATGCTAATACAGGAGTAGGTTATAGTGCTTTATATCTAAATACCACAGGTTCCCAAAATACGGCGGTTGGCAGAGCAGCACTAGAAGCTAATACAACAGGCTCAGATAATGTAGCAGTCGGACATCGTGCATTGGCTGCTACAACTACTGGTTCAAGAAATGTGGCGGTTGGAGAAGATGCAGGTAAAAATGTAACAACTGGGCAAGAAAATGTGTTAATAGGAAGGGATTGCGGAGACTCTTTAACCTCAGGAAACCAGAATGTTGCTATAGGTATGGAGTGTTTTATAGATGCTACAAGTGCGTCTGAAGTTGTTGCTATAGGTTTCCAAGCATTAGAAAATTCTACAGGTGGGAGTAACACAGCAGTAGGTTATAAAGCAGGTGAAGATGTAACAAGTGGCACAAATAACTTTTTCTTTGGTAAAGAAACAGGTCGCTCAGGAAGTCCAGGTGGTTCAATTACTTCTGGAAACAATGAAGGTGTTTTAGGTAACTCAAATGTAAGTAAAATAAATACACAAGTATCAATTACAGTAGCTTCTGATGAAAGAGACAAAACAGACTTTCAACCTTTGGATGCTGGTTTAGATTTTGTAAATCAATTAACTCCTTATACTTACTATTGGGATAAACGTACTAATTATGTTGATTGGGAAGAAAATCCAGATACAGATTTAGATACAATAGAACATGATGGCACTCACAAAGAGGACTGGATGGACATTGGGTTTAAAGCACAAGATGTCATAGCTTTAGAAAAAGCCATTGGACATGATTTAGAGGACAAAACAAATCTTGTATCACACAGAACAAGTGATGGAAAAATGTATCAACTTCAATATGAAAAATTTGTACCGATATTAGTAAAAGCGGTACAAGAACTTACGGCTAAAGTAGAAACATTAGAAGAACAATTAAACGGAGAATAATATGGCACAAACAGTAACACAATGTCTAACAGCAGCAGAAGATAGTGCTACAGTCATTAATGATATAAACACTAATGGCAATAAATCTACACATGCTGGAGGTGGGACAGATGCAGAAGGTAACGCCGTTGCTGGCACATGGTCGCAAGCCCAGATAAACGAAAGAGTGCAACAAAATGTAGATCACTTAGAAACTATTTTGGCTTACGACGGTAGTGATGGCAAACCTAACATTGTTGGTTCATCTTCAAGTAAGAAGACTACTTGTAGTGATGCTGTTACTACAGGTAAAGCGTACATATCAGCTAATTCATAAAAGGAGAAAATAAATGTTATATCTTAATATTTTTGCTTGGGTTACAGCCATAATAGCAATAGCTTCATTAGTTGCTGCTATCACACCCACCCCAAAAGGGGATAAATTTTTGGCTAAGCTATATAAAGTCATAGACTTTTTAGCTCTTAACATTGGTAAAGCCAAGGATAGATCATGAGTTGGTGGAGTAAAGTAGTTGGTTTTTGGACTAATACTGAGGAAGTAAAAGTTCGTGCCAGAGACGAAGACGGTAAATTCGTAGGTGATGATAAGTCTACTCCAAATGTTAATGAAGCTTACACAACTAAACGGGTAAAGAAAAAGTCTAAGAAGTAATGGCTACTGCTAAAGAAGCGTTACTCAAAGTAGAGGCCCATGAAAGAGAATGTGCAATTCGTTATGAGAATATAGAAAAACGATTGGACGAAGGCTCTGCTAAATTTAGAAGATTAGAGTATATTATGTGGGGCCTTTACGGTTTGACTGCTGCTTCTTTAGGTATAGATAAATTGATATAAATGCGAAATGGCACTAGAAAAATTTATACTTCGACCAGGAATCAATCGAGAAGGAACCGACTATTCTAATGACGGAGGATGGTTTGACGCTAATCTTGTAAGATTTCGTAAAGGACTACCAGAAAAAATTGGAGGCTGGGCTAAAGCCACAACCAATACTTTTTTAGGAACCGCCAGGGCTTTACACGCTTGGGTAGATTTAGCTTTCACTAAATTTTTAGGAATCGGGACTACTTTTAAATACTACATAAGAGAGGGACAAAACTTTTATGACATCACACCATTAAGAGTTACTACTGCTGCGGGCGATGTAACATTTGCTAAAGTAGGAAATGGGGACGCTACAATTACTGTAACTGACACAGACCATGGAGCAGTACAAAATGATTTTGTTACTTTTAGCGGTGCCTCTAGTTTAGGTGGCAATATAACTGCTGCAGTTTTAAATCAAGAGTATCAAATTGCAACAGTAGTAAATGCTAACTCTTTTACAATAGAAGCAAAAGACACATCGGGAGCTACCGTTACAGCAAACTCTAGCGACAGTGGTAATGGTGGTAGTTCTGTGGTTGGAGCGTACCAAATAAACGTAGGTTTAGATGTCTATGTACAATCTACTGGTTGGGGAGCAGGACTTTGGGGAGCAGGAACTTGGGGTGCTGCCACAGCAATCACGCAAAGCAATCAGTTAAGATTATGGTCACACGATAATTTTG